GCAGTTTCAGAAAGATTGAAGCAACTGAAATCACCAAAGAAGCCGTAGAAGGAAAGATCGTAGTTCTTGGTCTAACGATTGAAGGCGTTGGTGGGATTATCGGCACGCCGTTGGGTGAAAAGTGGAGCCATGAAGTTCAAGCAGCTGCATTACAGACTTTGATTGATGGATCAACGATAACGCGACTATCTTTTGCGAAGTCTCTCGAACTGCTCGTTCTGTCTGTAATGCTAGGATTACTGCTCTTTCTTGTGCCAAGAACGTCTGTTTCATTAACAGTGCCATTGTATCTAGCATTTGTTGGTCTCTCCGCATATGGCTGCTACTATATGTTCAAGGAACATTTGCAGCTTTGGGACGCCAGTTATTTATTGTTATCAGGCACTTTCACGTTTGGCCATCTCGTTTACAACAACTTCGCGCGCGAAAACAGATTGAAACTTCAAATTAAGAAACAGTTTGGCACGTATCTGTCACCTGCTATGGTTGAGAAGCTGCAGGAAAACCCTGATCTGCTGAAGCTCGGTGGTGACACTCGCGAGCTATCAATCATGTTCACAGACGTGCGCGGTTTTACAGCTATCTCAGAACACTATGGCGCTGACGTTCAAGGTCTAACAAAGATCATGAATCGTTACATGACCGCGATGACTGCAAGGATTCTAGAAAACAATGGAACACTCGACAAATATATCGGGGATGCGCAGATGGCGTTTTGGAATGCTCCTCTTGATGACCGCGATCATGCTAAGAATGCAGTTCGCACGGGTCTTGCGATGCTCAATGATCTCGACGCTTTTAATGCTGCTATCGCGCCTGAAGGAATTCCTGCTTTTGGTATGGGGCTTGGCATCAATAGCGGTAGTGTTGTCGTTGGGAATATGGGTAGTTCTCAAAGATTTGATTATACCTGCTTGGGCGATTCTGTTAACTTGGCTTCGCGCTTAGAGGGACAGAGCAAACCATATCACGTTCGCATCATCATCGGTGAACGCACAGCAGAACTGCTTGAAGGTGAGTATCCACTCGCAGAGTTAGACTGTATCGCTGTTAAGGGTAAGTCAAAAGGCGTGAAGATCTACACGATTGTGAATGGAACTGGTGTGGATAGAGCTTATCTCGGCTCGCATGCAAGATTCATTAAGGCATATCGCGAGCAAGATTGGGATCTATGCTTAAAATTCATTCGTATGCTGAAAGGTGCGTTCAAAGGTGAGCTCGACGAGTATTACATGATGATGCAAGAACGCATCGAAGAACTTCGCGAAGCTAATCTACCCGCTAATTGGGATGGCGTTTATAGGGCTACTTCTAAATAGTATAAATAGGGGGAGTTACTCATTGGAGCTCCCTCTATGGCTATTACGACCCGTCAACAATTCAAAGAATACGTTCTACGCCGCCTAGGCGCTCCTGTTATCGACATCAACATTGATGACGAACAGCTAGAAGATCGTATCGACGACGCGCTGATCAAATATCGCGATTATCACTATGACGGTACGCAGCACGTTTATCTGCCCTATCAGGTATCTCAGCAAGATCGTCTAAACAAATACATCACGCTTCCAGACGAAATGATCGCAGTAACGCGAATCTTTGACGTTAACGACTCATATGGTGCGATGAATCTGTTCAACATCCGCTACCAGCTTCACCTCAACGAACTGTTCAACATTTCTAGCGTATCGGTTACACCATACGTTGTAGCGATGCGTCACATCGAATTCCTTGAAGAAGTATTCGTAGGTAAAAAGCCGATTCGTTTCAATCGTAATATGAACAGATTGTTTGTCGATATGAAATGGGATGACGATGTTCAGGTAGGTCAGTTCATTATCATCGACGGATATAAAACAGTCAATCCAGAAGAGTTTCCAGACGTATGGGAAGATCAGTGGCTTAAGAAATACGCTACTGCTCTGGTTAAACGTCAGTGGGGTGAAAACCTAAAGAAGTTCGAAGGTATGAATCTTCCTGGTGGTATCACATTCAACGGACAAAAGATCTGGGACGAAGCAGAAGAAGAATGCAATCGTCTTGAATCGTCTGTGATTAACGATTACTCACTGCCAGTCACTGACATGATCGGATAAAGATGGCAACGAACAAATACTTCAAATATTTTAGCTATGGTCGTGAGCAAGACACAGCTGAAGATCTAATCATTGAGTCTATTAAGATTCACGGATTGGATGTGAAGTATTTGCCTCGCACTCTTGTTAATCCTGACGCACTATTAGGTGAAGATCCAGCGTCAGAGTTTGACGCAGCTATCGACATCGAAATGTATATCAAGAACACACAGGGATTTGAAGGACAAGGCGATTTCCTGTCGAAGTTCAATCTTGAAATCCGCGATCAGATCACATTCGTTATGTCGCGCAAACGCTGGGAGCAGGTGTCGAACGAAAAGCTGATGACAGAAGTTGGCTACAATCTGTTGGACGAAAGTTCTAACACGAATGCTTGGGCTAACTCTGTCGCTATTCGTTTAGAAACTGGATCTACGGAACAGTATCAAACGCATTCGCCGCGTCCGTTCGAAGGTGACTGGATTTATTTTCCGCTCAACAAGAAACTATACGAAATCAAGTTCGTAGAGCACGAACAGGTTTTTTATCAGCATGGTAAGCTCTACACATACGAACTCACTTGTGAGCTTGTTGATCGTATGGGCGCTATCAATATCAATACTGGCAACACAGAAATCGACGCGATTCAGGATCGTTATAGTCAAGACATCCTTATCTATCAGATTACGCTCGAAGATGCTAGTGGCTCGATTCTAAACGAAGACGGCGAATCAATTCTGTGGGAATACAGAGTCGAAACGCAAAACGTCACAGCCAACAACGAATACTTCACTCAGCAGTCAATCGACTTCATTGACTTCAGTGAACGTAACCCATTCTCTGAAGTGGATCGCTACTAATGTTTGGATCACAGTTCTATCATCAGTCGCTTAGACGCTACATTATCATGTTTGGCAACATGTTTAACGACATCGTTGTGCGCAGATACGATCAGAACGGAAACAACACACAAGCTGTTGCTGTTCCTCTGGCATATGGTCCTAAGGAAAAGTTTCTTGTTCGTATCAGTCAAGATCCTAGACTAGATCAGCAAGTCGCTATTCAGCTTCCTCGTCTTGGCTTTGAAATGACGACATTGAACTACGATGGAACACGCAGACTCCAAGGCGTAAATCGTAATGTTAAAGTCGTTACGGATGAAAACAAACTAGACTTCAACTATATGCCAGTGCCATACGATCTACAGTTTAATCTGTATGCGTATGTTCGCAACGCCGACGATGGCGCACAGATTTTAGAACAGATCGTGCCATACTTTGGACCAGAGTGGACAAACTCAGTTAGAATTATTCCTGCTACGAATATCACAATTGACGTTCCTACGATTCTTAACACGGTATCTATCGAAGATACTTACGAAGGGGATTTTGAAACACGTCGCGCTCTAATCTATACATTTGACTTCACAGTTAAGGCATATTTCTACGGTCCTACTCGTCGTCAGGGTATTATCAAACGTTCGCAAATCGACTTTGGTGTTGTTACTGGCAATACAGGAAACAAAATCACGCTCGAAGACGTCGCGCGCACGGGACGTAGCTCTCGTATCGTTCTTACTCCTGGTCTGCTGGCTAATGGTAGTCCTACGACAAACAGTGCAGCTTCTATACCATATACGCAAATCAATGCGGAAGATGACTACGGATTCTGCTCTAATACGTTCTTTTATCTTGACGGCAAGAAATATAATCCAACCACAGGAAATGACGAGCCAATAGTAACATGACAGAAAAAACAAACTTTGAAGTAAGCATTGAGAATGCGCTTGGTCTTCCAGAGTCATCTCCGCCTATGGTTCAGAAAGTGCAACCACCAGTAGAGGTAATTTCTAATGACTCGAATGTTGACGACGACTTTGCAACAGCTCGTCGTAACTTGCATAAGATCATTCACCAAGGTAATGATGCGCTCGAAGAAGCGTTACTTGTTGCCAAAACATCAGAACATCCGAGAGCGTTCGAAGTCGTTGGCGGTCTTATCAAAACGCTGGTAGACGCGAACAAAGATCTGCTAGATATTCAAAAGAAACTGAAAGATCTTAAGAAGTCGGATGATCCTAAAGAAGCAGCTGCGCCTGTTCAAGCACAGAATGCTATATTTGTAGGTAATGCTGCTGAGTTACAGGCGCTCGTAAATGGTAGGAAGTGATGGCTGTAAAAACATATCTTGGTAATCCTAATCTAAAAGCAGCTGGTGTTATTCATCATTATACTCAAGAAGAAGTAGAAGAATACATCAAGTGTGCTAAAGACGTAGAATACTTCGCACGTAACTACATCAAAATCGTTAACGTCGACCAAGGTCTGATTCCGTTTCGTATGTGGGACTTCCAAGCGAAGATGCTGCATACGTTTGCTAACAATCGCTTTTCTATCTGTAAGCTCCCTCGTCAGGTTGGTAAATCAACAACATCGGTCGCATATATCCTATGGTTGATTCTTTTTACAGATCAGCAAAACGTAGCAATTCTTGCCAACAAAGGAGCGCTCGCGCGAGATCTTCTTGCTAAGTTGCAGTTGGCTTACGAATATCTTCCAAAGTTTTTGCAGCAAGGCGTTATCACTTGGAACAAAGGTAACATTGAACTTGAGAATGGTTCTAAAGTTGTTGCTGCCGCTACTTCATCAAGCGCCATCCGCGGTGGATCGTATAATCTGATCTTCCTCGACGAGTTCGCGTTCGTGCAGCGTAATCTTGCTGATCAATTCTTCGCTTCTACATATCCTACCATTTCATCTGGTACGACTACTAAGATTATTATCGTGTCTACGCCTAATGGTATGAATCACTTCTTTAAGATGTGGACTGATGCACTTGAAGGTCGTAGCGAATATAAGCCAATTGAGATTCATTGGTCGGATGTTCCTGGACGCGACGAAGAATGGCGTAAGCAAACTATCGCTAACACCAGCGAAGAACAATTCCGTCAAGAGTTCGAGTGCGAGTTCATTGGATCGTCACACACGCTGATTCATCCATTGAAACTAAGACAGCTGGCGTGGCTTAATCCTGTGAAAGATAAGTTTGGGCTTGACATTTACGAATCACCACATCCAGCTAAAATGTATATCTGTGTTTTCGACGTATCTGAAGGTGTCGGTGGAGACTACTCTGCTCTTTCGATATTTGATGTGACGCAATATCCATATAAACAAGTGGCTAAGTATCGAAGTCGAGAGATATCGCCACTTATGTTTCCAGACGTGATCTATCGTTTTGGACGAATGTATAATAATGCGTGGGTGCTTGGCGAAACGAACAACATTGGTCAACAGGTAGTTCAGTCGCTCTACATTGATCTAGAATATGAAAACGTGATCGCGACTTTCACAAAGAATAAGAACATCAAAGTTGGTGGCGGATTTAACTCCCGTTCTGCTTTTGGTGTTCGTACGACGAAAGCTGTTAAGAAAATTGGCTGCTCAAACTTGAAAACTATCGTCGAAACTGATAAACTCCTTATAACTGATTTCGACACGATTGAAGAGCTGACAACATTCGTAGAAACGAAAGACACATATAAAGCCGAAGAAGGCAATCACGACGACCTTGCTATGACGCTTGTGTTGTTTGGGTGGCTAGTTACACAACCATATTTCAAAGACTTAACGAATAGTGATATCCGCAAAAACCTAGCAAACGAAACGCTCAAAGAAGTTCATGATGATATGCTACCAGCAGGATTTATCGACGATGGTGGCGTGGCACAGTCAATGGAGCGAAATGACGATCCAGCTGACATGTTTATCGGCGGTGATATGTCCGACGACATGCGTTTCGGCTAAAAGCCCGCTTTTTATAAATAAAAACGAGCACAATCTAGGGCGCGAAGAATTCACTACTTCGTTTTATAAAAGGAGATAAGTCCGATGGGTTTCCAAGTCTCTCCAGGGGTAAATGTAAGTGAGATTGATCTCACAACAATCATCCCCGCAGTCAGCACGACTACAGGTGCGTTCGCGGGTCACTTACGTTGGGGTCCTGTCGATCAGCGCGTTCTTGTTGACAGCGAAGATACACTTTCTAAGCAGTTTCTTCATCCAACTACGAACACAGCTGTAGATTTTTTCACAGCAGCTAACTTCCTTGCATACGGTAATTCGCTGTATGTAGTTCGTGTTGTTAATGCGAATACTGGTTCAGTTCAAGCTCGTAACGCTACAGCTTCTGGCAACACTTCTGTCGCATTCGTTATTAAGAACGAAGACGACTACTACAACAACTACACAGCTGGTATCTCTGGTGGTGGCGGATGGATCGCAAAGTATCCAGGTATCATCGGAAACAACATTCGTGTTTCTGTTTGCCCATCAGGAAACGCTTACGAAAGCACGATCACTGGTACAGCTTCTTACAGCAACAACTCAGCAACAGTTCAGTTCACAACAGCAGCTGGCGTTAACACGAAGCTGACAGTTGGCGATATTCTGATCCTTGGTCCAGATCGTCAGCAGCTTAAGGTTGGTTCTGTAACAGGTAACGTCGTTACACTTCAGACTAAGTATGTTGGAAACACTGGTACACAGGCTACAACAACTCGTCGTTGGGAATTCTTCGACTATGTTCCAGGAGCTCCTGGTACATCAGATATGGTATCCCAGTATGGCGGATCTGGCGACGAAATGCACATCGTTGTTGCCGACGAACATGGCGGCATCACTGGTGCTGGTAATACGATTCTTGAGATTTTCCCAAATATCTCAAAGACTATTAACGCCAAGAGCGAAAACGGCACTGACATTTCTTACAAGAACTACGTGAACAAAAACTCACGTTGGATTTGGTGGAACGGTCATGTTTCTGGTATTACAGGCGGTCGTTCAGTAGCTGCTGTGGTTGATCACGCTTCTGGTGCTCAGTCTAAGCCAGTTAATAATTCACTATCAAAAGGTCGTGACGGCGCTCTGCCACGTGCAGCAGACTACATCAACGGTTACAATAAGTTCCGTAACGCAGAAGATGTTGACGTATCACTGATTCTTGGTGGTGCTTCGGATGCTACTCGCGCAATCCACATTATCAACAACATCGCAGAATATCGTAAAGATTGTATCGCAGTTCTTTCGCCTCGTCAGACAGACGTTGTAAACAACTCAGGATACGCTGGTGCAGAAGTTGACGATATCGTATCGTTCCGTAATTCTCTGCCATCAACATCTTATGCTGTTCTTGACTCAGGTTGGAAATATCAATACGACAAATATAACGACGTGTATCGTTATGTTCCTTGCAATGGCGACACAGCAGGAACAATGGTTCGTACCGATATTGATCGTGATCCATGGTGGTCACCAGCCGGTTATAACCGCGGTCAGATCAAGAACGTAATCAAGCTGGCTTACAATCCAAATAAGACAGATCGTGATCAGCTTTACAAGCACGGTATTAACCCAATCACAACATTCCCAGGCGAAGGAACTATCCTGTTCGGCGATAAGACGCTTCTTACAAAGCCATCTGCTTTCGACCGCATCAATGTTCGTCGTCTGTTTATCGTTCTGGAAAAGGCAATCGCTACAGCAGCCAAATATACTCTGTTCGACTTTAACGATGCGTTTACTCGCGCTCAGTTTAAGGCTCTGGTAGAACCGTTCCTGCGTGACGTTCAGGGTCGTCGTGGTATCACTGACTTCCGTGTAGTTTGCGACGAAACAAACAATACGCCAGAAGTTATTGACCGCAACGAGTTCGTTGGTGATATCTACATCAAGCCTGCTCGTTCTATCAACTTCATTCAGCTCAACTTCGTAGCGGTTCGCACCGGCGTTGACTTCACTGAAGTTGTAGGTAAGTTCTAATAGGCGAACTAAATAAACGAAAGGATAGGGAGAAAAACTAATGCCCTTTAATGTATCTACGTTCGCCTCACAAGGTCTGCCATTCGGTGGCGCAAGAGCATCTCTCTTTGAGGTGTTCCTGCGTCTCCCACAAGGAATCGGTGAACCAACAGCAGAATCACAATTCCGCTTCGTTTGTAAGGCATCTTCAATTCCTGCCTCAACGGTAGGTCAAATCGAAGTCCCATACTTTGGTCGTAAGGTAAAGATGGCTGGTAACCGCACGTTCGAAAACTGGCAGGTTACAGTTCTTAACGATGAAGACTTCCTGGTTCGTAACGCATTCGAACTCTGGAGCTCATACATCAACTCACACGAAAACAATCTTCGTGATCCTTCAGTTATTACGGAAACTGGTCTAGCTGCATATCGCACGACTGCTACAGTTCGTCACTTTGCTAAGACTGGTGTATTCGCAGGCGGAACAACAGACGGCGACGCTGCTATTCCAACTCGTGAATATACGTTCGTAAACATCTTCCCAATCAACATCGGTAACATCGAACTGAATTGGGAAACAACTGATGCTATCGAAGAATTCACTGTAGAGTTTGCCTACGATTACTGGACTGTTGACGCTGACGTTAACGGTAGGGTGATCGATACCTAATTGATCGCCTAAATATATCATACGGTTCTTGAAGGAAAATAAATGGCGATCGAATTATTTGGCTTCCGCGTAGGGAAGGACGATGAGGCTGCTGAAAAACTAGCAGTTCAGGTTCCTTCCTTCGCTCCTCCTCCAAATCTAGATGGTGCAATGGAAGTTGCACCTGGTGGCGCATACGGAACGTATGTTGATCTAGAAGGCACAGCCAAGAACGAAGCAGAACTTGTTACACGATATCGTGAGATGTCGATGTATCCTGAATGTGAATCTGCTATCGACGATGTCGTTAATGAAGCTATCATCACAGATGAACGCGACGACGCAATCACAATCAATCTAGATAAACTTGAACAGCCCGATAGCGTCAAGAAACGTATCGAGGAAGAGTTCAAGAACGTCTGTAAGCTGCTAGATCTACATAATCAAGCATATGAGATTTTCCGTCGCTGGTATGTTGACGGTCGTTTGTTCTATCATATCATGGTAGACGTTAAGAATCCTCGTAAAGGTATTCAGGAACTACGTTACATTGATCCTCGTCGTATCCGTAAGATTCGTCAACCAATTAAGCGCACGCCTGTTGTTGGTCAGAACTCAAAGCTGATCGCTCCACCTTACGAAGAATATTTCCTGTTCAATCCAGCAGGTCTTTCGTCTGGTACGCTCACACAGGGCGTTAAGATTTCCAAAGACGCTATCTCATATACTCACAGCGGTTTGCTCGACGCTCGCAATCGTATGGTTCTGTCGCATCTTCACAAAGCGATTAAGCCACTCAATCAGTTGCGTATGCTCGAAGATGCTGTTGTTATCTATCGTCTCGCGCGAGCTCCCGAGCGTCGTATTTTCTACATTGACGTAGGTAACTTACCTAAGGCTAAGGCTGAACAGTATGTTCGTGACATGATGGTTCGTCACAAGAATCGTCTAGTCTATGATGCGAACAACGGCGAAATCAAAGACGCTCGTAAGTTCATGACTATGCTGGAAGATTATTGGCTTCCTCGTCGTGAAGGTGGGCGAGGCACAGAAATCACTACACTTCCAGGTGGTGAAAATCTTGGACAAATGGAAGACGTTGATTACTTCCGCAAGAAACTCTACAAGTCACTATCTGTTCCTATTTCGCGTCTTGAGCCAGAGGGTCAGTTTTCACTTGGTCGTAATGGCGAAATCACACGCGACGAAGTAAAGTTCGCCAAGTTCATCGAACGTCTGCGCGATCGTTTCTCACATCTGTTTGATAATCTATTGGAAATTCAACTGCTTCTCACGGGCGTAATGACCCGCGAAGAGTGGAAGGAAATGAAAGATTCTATTAGATACGATTTCCAGCGCGATAACTATTATGCTGAAATTAAAGAACAGGATATGCTTAACAATCGTCTTTCTGTTCTTGGTATTGTTGACGCATACGCTGGCAAGTATTACTCTGTAGAATGGATTCGTAAAAACGTTCTTCGTCAGACAGAAGACGAAATCGAAGAAATGGATAAGCAGATGTCTGTTGAGGGCGAAGTCGCTCAGGCAGCTGAAGATGAAGTTATGGCACAAGATGATCAGCGTCAACAGAAACAGCAAGCAGCTGATCAAAAAATTGCCAACAATCAAGCACAGCAGATTCAAAAAGAAAAGTCTACGCCTCAAAAACTCGAAATCAAAGTAAAGCATGAAGTTCCTGGCGCAAAGAAACCAGTCAAAGAGGAGTTCGTTCCTAGAACCCTTTCTGAAGATGATAAGAAACTGATCGAAAGTATGACGAAAGCTATTGAGAAAGTATCAATGGCAGATTTAAAAGACGTGGTTATTGAAGAGATAGAGATCAGGGACGATGAGTGATTATGGACGAGTTAGAAAAGGCAAAGCTCCTTTCTGTTGCCACTAAGCTCGCAAAAGCTGAGATCGAGGAAGCTCGTTCTCAGCTACTAGAGCAAATCAATTCCATACAACCTAAGAATGGGCGCGATGGACGTAGCATCACTGACGCACGCATATTCGAAGGTGAGCTTACGCTACAGTTCAATGACGGATCTGTTTCTAATCTAGGTAGGATCGTTGGATCAACAGGTTCAAAGGGCGATAAAGGCGACAAAGGTGATCCTGGCGCGCCTGGACCTCGCGGTGATACTGGTCTAACAGGTGCTGCTGGTAAAGACGGAGAACGCGGTGCTCGCGGAGACAAAGGTGATAAAGGCGATCCTGGACTCAAGGGAGATAAGGGAGAAAAAGGAGATGACGGTGAACGAGGAGAAAAAGGTGATCCAGGAGCTGCTGGTGAACGAGGGGAGCGCGGCGAGCGTGGCGAACAAGGACTACAAGGTATTGCTGGAGCCGATGGTCGTGACGGACGCGATGGAAAAAACGGAAAAGACGGAAAGCCAGGAAAAGACGGTAAAGATGGTGCTGCTGGTCCCATAGGTTCGCAAGGTGAGAAGGGTGAGAAGGGAGACAAAGGCGATAAGGGTGACAAAGGTGATCCAGGCTCAGACGCAGATGTATCCAAGCTAGAAAAGAAACTCGAACAGTTTACACAGGATGTTGATAAGCGCATCTCAAAGATGGCTTTTAATGTCGCAACTGGTGGTGGTCCAGCTGGTTCTGGTGAAGTCAAGCTCTATCGTTTAGACGATGTTGATTACAATACAGTTAAGACTCCTAGCGATGGACAAGCGCTCGTATGGAATGCTGCTCTTGGTAAATGGCAGGCGAACACAGTATCAGGTGGTGGAGGAGGTGGATCTCCGCTTACAGTAAGTCGTGTTCTTACTAATGGATCTTATGTAAATGCTGTATCAAACGTAACTGGTTTGCGTTTTGACGATAATTCTGGATTTGATGTTGTTGATCTTGGCGGTGGTAACGTCAAAGTTCAGATGAACTCAACGTTCAAATATTGGAACGTAAATGGCATACCTCAACTTACTGCTGAAGGATTAGACACAGTCAATTTCAAAACTGGCTCTGGTATTGCTATATTAGCAAACACAGCTGGTAAGTCTCTGACGTTTTCTTCGACGCTGAATCTTAATCCATATCTGCTCGTTTCTAACGCAAATGTTCTGTTTGGTAATCGTGCGACTTGGGCTGGATTACTTTCAACGAACAGCGCTCTTCGAACACTTATCGCTTCGAAGCTATCAATAACAGATGCGAACGGTATCTATCAGACGATTGCAACTGAAAAGGCGCATCTTGCCAACACAAACTTATACATCGCCACTCGTGCGCCATGGAGTGCGCTGACTTCTACTAATACAGCGATTAGAAATTATGTAGATACGAAAGTTGCTGCTGTTGTAAACGCTGCTCCGAGTGCGCTTGATACTCTAAAAGAATTGGCAACAGCACTAAACAACGATGCTTCGTTTGCTGCTACGGTTACGAATCTTATTGGTAGCAAAATATCTGTAGCTAACACAAAAGCATATCTTGCGAACACAAATGCATATATCGCAACAAGAGCTACTTGGGACGCATTAACAAATACCAATACTGCTATTCGCACACTTGTATCTGATAGATTACAGGTTGCTAATGCTATTTCGACATATCAGACGATTGCTATTGAACGTGCAGCATTAGCCAATACTAACTTAGCAATCGCAACAAAATTATCAGTCGCGAACGCAGCATCTATCTATCAAACAAAAATCGTAGAACGTGCTGCATTAGCAAACACAAATGTTTATATTGCCACAAAGTTATCTGTTGCAAATGCAGCTGCAATCTATCAAACAAAAACAATTGAACGTGCAGCTCTTGCGAACACAAATGCTTATATCGCGACTAAGCTCAACACTACTACGTTCAACAGCACGCTCGCGAATACGAATGCGTTTATCAAGTCGCAATTAGCCAATACAAATCTTGCGATTGCAACGAAACTATCCGTTGCAAATGCTGTTGCTATCTATCAAACGAAAGCTAGTTTACCAACAGATGTTGCTGGGCTTACCTCTAACAACTCATTGTATCTTGGCGGATTTGCAGCTAATCAATACGCATATGCCAACACAACATACTCAACGATAAGTTGGGTTACTTCATCTCCTGGACCTGGATCTCCGTTCAGCACACTTGTAAAAGCTGAAAGCGGAAAAGCAACAATCACGCTGACAACTGGAGTTCCTCCATTTTTCACATCTCATGCGTGGACATTTGATGCAACAAAGATTACGTTCCCAGATTCAACAACACAAACAACTGCGTTTACCGGTAGCGCAAACAACGCATCATATCTTGGCGGAATTGCTGCTGCGCAGTATGCCTCTGTCAGTTCAGTTGCTACAAAACTTGCAGTTGCTAATGCAGCAGCAACGTATCAAACGATTGCTATCGAGCGAGCAGCACTTGCTAATACAAATGCTTATATCGCGACTAAAGTAAACACATCTACGTTCAACTCTGCGTTGGCAAACACTAACGCATATATCGCTACTAAGATTTCAAACTCTGTTTCAACAACGATACAAACACGTTCTATTATTCCAGCAACAGATATAACTTACAATCTAGGTTCGCCTACACGTAGATATAAGACCCTGTATTTGAGCGGCAACACTATTGCGCTTGGTTCTGCAAATCTTAGCTCGACTGGAAGTTCTCTTACTATCAATGGGCAAACACTTGCGACAAATGGATATGTAACGTCTACATACATTGCGAACACGATTGCTCGTTCTCTTATCAGCGATCGTTATCAAGTTGCTAATGTTAACGCCAATTTCCTAAAGAAAACAGGAACAGTTGCACAAACGGTTACTCCAAGAACCACATTCAGTGCGAACGTAAGCATCGAAGGTAAGCTATTTGTAACAGGCGGTATCCAGACATATACAGCTAACAATCTAGTTGTTGGCGATAATATGATCTATCTGAACAGCGGAAACATTGTAACAAATCCTGACATGGGATTTGCTGGTAACTACAATG